AAGTTCTCAGAACTCCCAATTTATATTGACCATCAAAGAACAGCTGAGGATTTAATCGGCATGGCAACGAAACCTGAGCTAATCGAGATGGATAATGGAAAGACTGCAGTTCAGATGCTGGCAACGGTATCTAACAAATATGGCCGCGGTCAAGAAGTGATGAACAAAGTCAAGGACGGGGACATGACTCATGTTAGTATTGATTGGTTTTCAAACGATATTGACGTGATGGGTGACACATATGCCACCAACATTCGTCCCACAGAGGTAAGTTTCATTGACAATGGAAAGATGGAACCCGTCTGTAAAGAATGTACAATAGACGGAAATGAAAGTGAATGTGAAGACGGGAAAACAGAGGTAGAAAATATGTCAGAAGAGACAAAAGAAACAACTGTAAAATCCGAGGCAGAGAATATTGTAGAACGCGAGTTCGCTTCTCTACGCACACAACTTGAAGAAGCAGAAGCATCCAAGAAGGAAATCGAATCTGAATTTAAGAAAGCTATGAAAGAATTAGAAGTTTTCAAGAAAGAAGAAGAAGATAGACTAACTAAGGAAGCAGAAGCTAAAAAGTTAGAAGCAGTAGAAGCAATTATATCCAAGGAAGTTTTATTCGGTACAATCGAAGAAACTAACAAGGATGCTCGTGCAGTAGAACTCTCTGCGTGGGATGAGTCCAGATTGACTGGATTCAGCGACGCTCTAGCAGCTATGCCAGAGCCAAGCAATGATGTCGAAAGGTCTTTCGGTAAAGGTAAATCAGCCGACGAGGGTGAAGTACCAGAAACAGAAAGAGAGTTCGGTATGAAAATAGTAGATGGTAAAATTACGTTAAATCGTGATTATTACCGAGGTGATTAAACATGGCAACAGAAGTATTAGTAAATGACGGTGGAGCACCAGCAAGGATTCTTCCTTTCACAGCTGGCGCCACAATTTCTGGTGGACACATCTTAGACATGCAAACCGATGGTCAAGTAGACCCAGCAACAGATACTGGTTCTATAAAAACAATCGGATTCGCATTAGTAGATGCATCTGCAGGAGATATAGCAAGTGTCATCACAGGAAAAGGCGTAGTTTTGAACGCGCTAGGAACAGGAACCATCGCAAGCGGTGCAACCTGTGAAGTAGATGCAGCAGACGGAATTTTAGTAGCAGGAACAACCGCTGGTAAAATCGTAGCAGTAGCTTTAGAAGCTCACGCTGGTGCAGCATCATACTTCAAAGTATTAACCAAGTAAGGTGATTTGAATGGTAGACGCAACACCCGGTATACTAACAAGCCTTAACACCGGTTCAATCAACGGTGGAGCAGGAGAAAGAGTACTTATTGATTATAAAGAAGCTTTGATGGACTACAGAGTCGCAGACCTTCCAGTAATGCAATTCTTCGCTGACCCAATGACAACCGATACAGGCGGTAATATTGATATTACTTTCGCAAAACCATCGATGGCGATGGAACAAATAGATGAGGGAAACACCCCGCAATACCAACACACTAAACTACGCTCCGAGAGAGTCGCAGTTAAAGAGTGGGGTCTAGCAGTAGGTGTAACCCGAAGAATGATTGAAGATTCAAGATTCAACGAAGTAGAAATGGCATTGAACGAAGCTCGCAGAGCTGTCGACAGGCACATGACCGCTCAAGTTGTTAAAGTTATCTTCGGTGCACACGCAGCCGACACTACGTTCGGAACTGTCGCAATCGACGAAACAACTTCTGAATCAACAGTCACAACCTTTTCAACTAATCCACAAGGTGGATTCTTTGGAACTGGAGCAACTTTCGATGGTAGATTAGACTCATACGCAGACCAAGCTATCGCAACTCTACAAGCTTGTAATTCTTACAACAGAGCTAGCGGAGACACTGCAGGAGACATCGCATTATCAAACATCGCTTCAGCAATGACACGTATGTCCAAGCTAGGATACAAAGCAACACACTTGTTTATGTCCCCAGCTCACTACGAGAATTTGCTAAAGCTTGCTGATTTTGCTAGTGTTTTCACAGCTAATCAAGCTGTCGCTATAGTTTCAGGTGGTAACGTTATGCCAACAGACCCATCCGATAACCCATTCAGTCAAATGTTAAATACTGGTGGTTTAGTTGGACAAATCTACGGCCTAAACGTAGTCGTGAATCCTTGGGTTCCAACAACCCGTATGGGAGTTTTCGACCTTTCAGCAAAGCCAATGGCTTACGTAGAAAGAAGACCGCTAACTGTAGAAGAAGCAAACCCCGGTTTCGGAATTGTAGGTTCATACATGTCTATGAGATATGGATTGAAAGTTACAAGACCTGAAGCTGGTCAAATCATAATCAACG